TCGTATCATCTTCTACATATGTAAGAACTGCGTCTGCTGTTGCAATCCCGACTTTAATATTTGTTGTCATAATAACTCCCTTATAAGTATGAGAGAGGTAGCATTACACTACCCCTCTCTACTGTTTTAGCCTCCAGCGGAACCGAAGAACCCACGCCAATCAGAGACACCGAAGCTATAACGCTCACGGGCTTTGAAACGAAGGTTTCCAGTATCAAAATCAGGCTCCATCTTGGTCTGAAGCGGAGAACGAACAAACATCTTTGTTCCATTCGGCACATCAGTCTTCATAAACCACGCATCAGTATCAGTGAGGCGACGGTTAATAAAGTAGCCTTCAGGGACCATGCCCATATTACGAATAGCATTGATAGCATTCGTATTGGGGTTAGCCGCTGCTGCACTCGTTCCGGTGTTACCGGGGCTGCTGAGAATCTTATCAGCAACTGCCCAAGAGTCAACGGGGATATGCAAAGAAACTACAGAAGCACCAATCAGAATACCACGATCATCTTTGATCTTCTGAGCGGTAGTTAGTGCAGTTTCAAGAGTCGCTTCTGAAAGGTCAGACGCAGCCAAAAGGTTGGACTGATTACCATCAGAAATCGTTGGATGCGCTGCAGAGAAGAAGGCCGCACCATCGCCAATGGTATCAGAGAAACCATTATTGAAAATGTTAGCCGCTTTAACCTGCTTCGTATTTGCCATCGCCCGTGCAAGACCTTTCGCACGAAGTTTCGCAAACGTGTCATACAGATTATCTTCCATTGCTTCTTCGGTAACAGCAAAGGCAAGAGCTACGGTCTCAGCCGTATAACGGGCCGTGTAGCTTTCCTGTGCGTCATCATAAGAAACAGCAGCACCTTCACCCTTAGTGGGTGCAGTACCGAACCCAGTGAAAAGAACTTCCTCTTCAAAGGCACGGTCTGAGTTTTCTATTTCAAAGAGAGGCTCATGTTCATTATTTACCTCTCCATACTCCATTCCGAATACAGCATTTAGGCCGGGAAGGAGTTCTTTGCTAATACTAGCTCTATTAATAGCCATAATAAATCCTCCCTATTAAGCCGTTGCTGTTGATGCCGTAGCTGTTACATAGCGGTCACGATGTTGGTTAATCCAACACTCGACAATTGGATAGGCATCGGAATCCTTTTCATCAGGATACTTAGCTTTACCAACAACTCGTACAGCCGCTGTAGCTTCAGTTCCAGAAGCACCATCAAGATAATAACTGGACTGACCAGTTACAGTACTACCTGACGAAGCTGTAGAACTAACAGTTACGTTATAGTTTTTGACAATTGCCAACTCAGCCGCCGAAAGCGACAAAGAGGCTTGAATGTAATAAGTCTGATCTGGATCAGTTATTACAAAGAATTTAATATCCGTGGCACTCGTTCCACCATTCCAATAGCGGGAGAACTTCTGCTCACCATTTTCTACATATTGGCAACCCATGAAAACCCCGGAGGATTTAAGAGTAGTCGCAATGTAAGGCGAAATTGTTGCAAAGTTTGCACCCGGAAGAACTACCGGATCGCCTGTGAAAATGTTATTAGTGGGTGACTGGGCCTGACCCGTTGAAGTCAACGTAATCATATCAGTCATGGCTTCGTTATTATAGCCACCACCCTTTTTGCGAGCAGGAATGAAACCACGAAATGCTTTTGTAGTAGACATTGTTTCATCTCCTTAGTTATGAAGAAGACTAGTTCTGAAAAGAAGGTCGCCTTCCTCTGGTTGTTACTGATTTACTTGTATTGGAGATAGGCATACGAGAGTCAGAGTTTTTCATAAGCTGGGCATTGACTGCATCCATCATATCATTTGCTTTGTTCTCATAATGCTTCCTCCGAGCCTTTACCTTACCTGCTGGCATTTTAGCCAGAGCCAAGTCTCCACGACAGACTGTACCAAGGTATCGGCCTTCATCCCTTACGAAGGATGTGACAGCCATTTCAGGAACTTCTTCAGGAGTTACGAAGACCCATCCCGCCATTGTTTTCTTACCAACATTGGTGATGTCATCTTGACCTTTTAACGATATACGTATCCAACGAAGGGCCATGCCTTCATTATCATAACGTGCTTGTACCACATCTGGTATGGCGAGGGCATCGGGTTCCTCAAAGGTCCATTCTTCTTCTCTTAAATTCTGTTCTCTCAGATTATCACTACGTGTTTCATTTCGTGTTGTATCCATTTTATTCTCCCACGCTACTATTTAATATTTGTATACTCGCCATCAGCCTGTACAACTTTAAGCTTCTGGGCGGCATACGTTTCAAGAGGTATATTCCATTTTTCAGCAAGCCTTAAATCTTCTTGCGAAAGCTTAATTTTCTTCCTAGAACTCGGAGAAGAGCGAGAACCCCCCGATACCACTTGAGCAGGTGTTGACGTATTTTCCTGCACACGTTCCTGCACTTCCCCAAACTTTTGTGGAAAAGTGTTTTTAATCCTGTTATTAATTTCTTGATAAAATTCATTATCGTTTGGATCATAACCTTCATTCTTTAATTCCGCATCTATAGCAAGCGCAGCGGCAGTCATTATATTATCTTTGCCAAACCACTCATTATTTGATACCCATTCTTCTGCTTTGGGATCAGCCTCTGGCTGTGCTACCGGTTGGCGTGCTGCTGGTTGAGCAACAGGCTGTTGAGCCTGAGTTGCATAATGTGCTTTGGCATTGGTAACCTGTTTTAAATCACTCTGTGCTTCATTCAACATTTCTTGAGCATTCAGGAGTTTCTCTTTTTCTCCTTCCTCAAACGCTTCCAGATAAACTTCTCTTGCCAGTTGAATCTTATCTGTCAGTTGTTTTTCTGAAAGATCGAGGGTATGCCTACTTATATTGGTTACTTCATTACTTTTACTTTGTAGCCTGTTATTTAATTCTTGATTCTGTCTAAGTAGAGCTTCTACTTGATTTTCTTTTTCTTTCCTTTGTTTAACAAGCTGCCTAATTCTTTTTGACGCACCATCCGTTTCAATTCCCTCAAGCTCTTTAGGCTCTTCGTTCTCGATTTCATTTTCTTTAACTTCTGGTTCTGCTTTAGCCGCTTGTTCAACTACAGGCTCTTCAATTTCATATTCTACTTCTTTACCGGGGACTTCTACAGTTTCCCAACTATCTTTTTCTACCATACTGCTCTCCGTTGTTTACGAGACAAACGCCTTACGTAATTAGTTGTTATACTATTATACCATACTTTTTGCTTTAATGCAAATTAATATTAGTGTTTTGACAAATTAAATGTAGGATCAAGGTCTTTTGGGTCTCTGACCCTCATAATTACCTGATCATCAAATAAAAGTAATAGCTTAACATTCTGATAATATAGTTTAGTTCCTGCATGTTTACCATAACATACATAATCTCCTACACCACACCAATCTCCATTGGGAAACTTTTCTAAATCTTTATAGGCCAGATCACCCAATGCAATTACCCTGCCTACAGTTGTAAGATAACTCATATCATCCTTGGTGGAATCAGGAATAAAGATACCACCCTTTGTTTTATTCTTTACCGATGCTGGTCTTACCAGAACATGAAATCCCGGCATCTCTGGAAGAGTTGTGGGATCACTTACTTCATCTTCAATGTCAATCCATTCATCGTTTTTTATTGCATTACCCATTTGTACCTGTCTCATTTAATCCTCGTTATACATCCTTCTTTTAATAATTTCTGTTAAATTCGACCTTGCCCAATCTAAACCCTGTATAGAACCTACAAGTTGTCTATAATGAGGAAAGTCTTCAGCAAGACCATCACCCAGTGATGCTTTTAATCTTTCGATTTCATTGTTAAACTCTTGAACAACCTCATCCCAAATTTCCATTGGGATTACAGTGAGGCTTTCCTAGTGCTTTTCTTTGGACTAGGCATCTCATAAGAATCCTTATCCCATTCATTAAGGGAACTACGCATATTACGTGGACCCCAAACATCTTGTTTAAATGGATTACCAAAACCTTTGGAAGTATCCTTCTCATGTTCTGGATAACCCTTACCCTTCTTCATCATTAGTCTTCTCCTTTTTTCATTTCTTCGATTGCCATGCGTGACAGTGTATTCAGTTTAGTACTTTCTACGTCTTTATCATCTTTTAATTCTTCGACTTTAAGTTTACCAAGATTATTCAGTGCTGTCAACTCTTTTTTCGATTCTCTATCTGCTTCAGCCTTCTCACGTTTAAAGTTATCAGTGGCACCGGCTTCAATCATACTAAGTATCTGTTCATTTTCTTTAAGCTCAAGTTCTTTTGTTTTAAGTTCAAGCTCGGCAGCATCGACCATTGTATCAGACTGTAGCTTCTGCTGCTGTAGTTTAACCTTCTCCTGCTCAAGCATAACAAGTTGCTGCTCCGGTGAAGGCGGTGGTGGCTGTTGATTGGCTTGCATAACCTGTTGTGCAGCCTGTGCCATTGCCATTTCAACAATAGAAGACTGATCCTGTTGCTCTGGCGGAACCTGTTGTAGTACTTGAGATGTAACGCCAGACATCTGCTCCTGATACTTCAATACAGAATGTTCCTGTATATTAGATTCAAGTACAGGTTTAATCCTTTGCATAACAGGATTGGCACCATTGGCAGGGTCTTGTAGATACATCATCTTAACCTGTATGTGGGCATCATGGTTCTGGCTTGGGAAAGCTGCAATGGGCAGACCCTTTGTAACAGCCATGATATCAGATACAGGATCAAGCGGTTGTGGCTCGATCTTTGGTGGCAGTATCTGTTCTAGGTTAGGCATATTAGCAGCCCTGAGAATTGTTCTATTCAGTTCTTCAATGTTAAACATTCCCGGTGGGGATTGCTGTGCCATCTGCAATGCCATATTGGCAAGCATCATACGATGTGCGTTGCTGGGAATATTAGGATCAGAGACAGGAACAATATCTACACGCCCATCAAAGTCAGACTTAAAGATACTACGATCTTCAAATGGTACTTCGTATGGATATTCTTCTGGTAGATAATCATAATCTATCTGTGCTAGGATTCTAAATTCATCCTTCTGTGACTTGTGTAATCTTTTATGGATTGCAGAGAAGAACTTACTGGAAGCCTCAAGCAATGCCATTGTTGTACCCACGGGTCCATAGGAGGCAGCATCAGAGATAACTTGCTCAGTGCTATCCGCAAACTTCTGACCAGCAGCAGTTACGAACCCAAGCATCTGGAAGAGCGTTTGGGAAGGCTCTTTATAGGGCAGGGGAACAATTGCCCTAGACAAATCAATGCCAGTTGCTTCGACCTCCTTGAACTCGCCGGGGGCGATAGGATCGTTGTCTCCAACCATCCGCACTCCTTTGGCCTTAAATCCTCCGGGTAAATTGGCGAACTGTCCTGCGTCAATCAGGGAGCGCATCGCAGCAGTTGCCGACATGGTGAGATTACCAAGGAAATGGATAAGGCCCAATCCGTAGAAGCCAAAGCCCGGTACAAACCTGTAATGAACGAAGTGACTTCGTTTCTCTTTGTTTGAATCATCTTGCTTATAGTTTCTACGAATACTTAAAACTTCTCTTGACTGTTCTTCTACAGTCACAATATAAGGGCATGGTACACCCTCTTCTTCAATATCAAGATAACAATGCTGTTCCAGTAATATATACTGTGGATCATTATCATATGATGGACTAATACCTAGAATATTATCTATCTTGGTGGCAAACCCCGAAGACGAAAGCTGAGATGGTGATGGCAGAGTAATATCTTTATAGACACCAGCCATCATATCCAGTTTTATATCCACCGGGCTTTTTCGTATTACATGTGTGTAGCGATCTGCATTCCTGAGATCACTTGCATAGTAAGATACATAGAACTGATCTATCGGTATAAATTCTGATACGGGCCGCTTCAATGTTGAACTATAGTAAATCTTCTTAAAGGCTGAACCTATCAATGGGAGATGAAAAAGCATCCTTTCAAATTCATCGAAGTATTCAGGCATCTGTTCTGTTAGCTGAAAGTTCATAAAGTTCTGAACTCTGTTGGACTGCATCTCTTTCTCTGGTGTAGCTGCACCAAGTATCTGAGCCTTGACAGGACCAGTGGCGGGGAACAACTCACCTGAAGCTTTTGATTGGAACTTAACAGCCGATTCAATTAAGAGTGGATGTACAGCAGTACAGGCTCCCTGAAATGGTTCTGAACCTTCTTCCAGCTTTAGACCAAGCAGATCAAAGCCTCTCTCAAACATGGACTCCCATTCAGCACGGCTATCTTTATCTGCATTGAAGTTCTCAATTACATCAGTAGAAATACCCTGTAGAACTTCTTCATCTAGGCACTCACAAAGATCACCATACCATTCACTGATTTCTTCTGAAGGTTCCATTATGGCTTCTTCTTCTGAAGAGAAGTCTACAATGACACCACCATCAGAAGGATCAATCTCAATAGACACATTGGATTGTTCTTCAGGGACCATTGCAATAACATTGGTCTCTGTCTCAGGAATCATATCAAAGGGATTACGTTCTGTTGCCATTATCTAAGGCCACTACCAAATGATGTAATGCCAAATGGTCTGGGGCTTTGCATACCGAATCCTTGTAGACCTTCATGTGTGGTCATTCCACCAGCCTGACGGCGCAGTACACGACCTATACCACCGCCATGTTTAAAGTCCCATGCGTCTGGCTCCTCATCCGGCCCCGGACCTCCTTCATCGTCATATGGGTCATCTGGTGTAACAGGAGGCTCTGGCTCTACTATAGGTGGCTCTGGCGGGGGAGGCGGGGGTTCGTTTCTTACTCCACCAAGCATACCAATAATACCTTCATATGAACTGGAGTTTCTTGGTAATCCTAGAAGTGACGCTAGCTGTGCCATATTATATGGACTAACATTGCTGGCACCACCATAGTAATCTTCATTAAAAGTATTCAATGCACCTGATGCACCTCCTACATCAAATGGTAAATAATTTCCCATTGTCTCACGGGCCAATCCTTTTCTGTACTCAGCCAGTTCAAACGGGTCTGAACTAGTAGGAGGAGGAGCCATGGAAGGTGTATCCATTGGAACTGTGGGAACAGTATACTTGCTGGGCTGTCCTAATTTTTCAAGGTACAGTTCCATTGCTGATTTTGTTTTTTCTTCTTCTTCTCCTACTTGCCCGCCTGTTGCAGCGGTTGTCATACCTCTGTTCCAATCTATATGTTCTGCCCACTCCCGTTCTTGCCGATTTCGGTCCTCTTCTTCTCTTTGCTTTGCTACTTCCTCTGCCCAAGCCATTTCCTTTTGATCGGCCAGACTCAATGCAGCTAGACTGTTTAATCCACCTAATGCGGCTCCAAGACTAGCATCATCTCTCCCTCTTGCACTTTGTGTTCGATCTTCATAACCTTCTACACGACCAAGTGTTGATTGAGGAGTACCACCCAGTGCAGTGCTGAAATCACCGGCTATACCTTTTAAAGAAGCCTCTATACCGGGGCCTATATCGAAATCCGGGTGGAGGGCGGGTGTATGGTAACCAGCTAGATTCCTAGCTAGGCCGAAGGGGCTGAGATTCATAGCCGCAGTCGCCAAGCCCCCTATCCCGTAACCAATATTACCTACAATATCACCAATTCCTTTACTTAGCTCTCCCCCAAAAGCTTTCCAAGCATCTGGTCCTTCATAACTCCATGTACCATCTGGACCCATTGAGACATTAACATCTAATCCTTTTTGATCCAAGTCTGCTTGAAATTCTGCAACCTCTCCTTTAGCTTCTGCCTTTTCTTGCCTGTCAACAGCCTCTTCATATCCGAGGGCATCTAGATCTTCCTCATCTAATAAACCTAAAGCCTCATAGTCTTCAATCCCAGATACTGATCTACCCTCTGCTTCTGCTACGGCTGCTGCATGTTCTGAAGCTGAACGGCCCCCTTCTCCGGTATCCGTTCGAGATTGTTGATCTGTAGCCGCTTGATCTGCTGCTGCCGCTGCTGCTGCCGCTGCTGCCTCTGCTTCTGCTGCTGCATGAGAACCTTTGCCACCTATACCCTCATAGTCTTCAAAATCTTTATCTGATAATTCACCGCCATTAGTACCATCATTACCATCACCATCAAAGCAGCAATGAGTGCGTTCATATTCATTAAAGTAGTTTAGCCACGGCATATCCTTGGCAAAACCATCGTTCCACATTGGTTTTTTATATTCGTTTAACATTGTTTATTCTATTGCTCCCCGACCGTTTACTTCTATGAAAATTAACTTTATCTGGTAATCCTAATTCTTTTCTTAGATTATCCAATCTTTTAATTGCAATACGTGTACCACCAAAAGGACATATCACATCTATCAACCAAAGGTTATCTCCACTATTCCAATCTTCTGGTTGAATCTTTCTTGTCTTGTTTTTATAACCTTCTTCAGCTTCTTCTGGTAACATTGCCCAACTTGCATAACAGAGTGGAACTTCTTTATCTGCATATATTCTGTATTGGTTTAACTTTAGTGGTGGTATAACCAATCTCTGTATATCTTTTATAGTCCAAGTCTCATGCTTGTCAGACAATGATAATATAAATAATACCTTTTCTAAATCACTTTGATAACCTTGCTGTAACAATCTCTTCTACCTTTGGCAGTAATCTAATACCACAGTATCCAATCATAAATGCCATGGCCGGTCCCCATGTCATATCCAAGGACCAATGTTTCATTATGGGCGGGATAAACCATTCTGCAGCTATCCACCCTACGATAATTGCTATAAGGATATCCTTTAAAGCAGTCCGGTCAAAATTCTTCTTTGTCAATACATTTGTAGCACCACCTACGCCACTCGATAAAATACAACAAATCTTTGCACCCAGTGTTTGAATCAACCATTCCATGACTGCTCTCCCTTAAACTGTAATCATATACTATCCATAATTTTGCTATGTACTATTATACCATACTTTTTGCTTTAATGCAAATAGAATACCTAATTTATTTATTTAGAATGTCCAATAAGTCTTTTTCTTCTCTCTTACTTCATTATCATACTCTGGATCGTCTGGATGTGTGAGGTGCCAAGACTCCTTCATGTAATGTATGGCCATTGTCATGGCATCCACTTGGTCATCGTGGGCCGCATTGGGGAACCTTAGTAATTCTTCTATGAGTTCATCAGACCACTTCTTATTATTGGGTATCCACATTCTACCAGCTTCAATGATCGGAGAAGCCGCATATACTCTGGATACCTTATCTCTATCTGGTGTATATTCCATGACAGGGAGACCACCTCTACGCATATCCTGTATCAAGGACTGTCCACTGGCCTTCTTCTCAATCATGCACACGTCTGGTCTGTGTTCACTATACAGCTTCTGTGCAAGTTTCCTTAGTTCGGGGTATTCAAACCTGCCTCTTATGTTTCCCAACAGGATCAGGTTGGGTGTAAAGTCCTCTATACCATTACCATCCTGATTAAACATGGAGAATATACCCCATGTCTGTATTACACTGTAATCAGCCGTGGTTCGTGTGGAAAAAGCAGTATCATATGTCTGTATTATAAAATCACAGGTGGGTGGTTCCTCATCTTCCCAGTGTTGTAGCCATTTCTTCTTTATAATCCCACCTTCTTCCGGTGTGGGGTCTTGCATATACAGTGCGTTCCAGTATCTGCTGCCATTACTGGCCTTGATCTCGTTCTCGTCCATTCTCAGGACTTCATCGCTCTTCCATTCGGGAAAGTAACTAGAGCCTACAGGTAAGTCAAGCAATTGCGCTGCTTCTTCGTCCACCCATGCAGGTATTCTAATTACTTCCCATGGGATTGTTTCAAACTCTCCCATATTCTCCTGTTGTTTCAGCAACCAGCCACAGAGATCATCATAATGGTAGCGTGTGTTGATTACCACGATGGCCCCATTGGGCATTATGCGGGTTCTAAGCCCTGCTGGATACCATTCCTTGATATATCTCCTGCCTGATGCGCTGATGGCATCGTCTTCAGACATAACATCATCCAGTATAGCTATATGAGCACCCCGTCCAGCTATCTGAGACCTGACACCAGCAGCATAGTACGTACCATTCTGGTTTGTCTTCCATTTACCAGCAGCCCTGACATCGCTTCTGAGAGAGACTCCTTTAAATATCTTGGAAAACTCTTCAGTATTGACTATATCTCTTACAGACCTGCCAAAATCACTGGATAACTGGTCACTATGGGATACAGTCAGTATTTCATGTGTAGGATTCCTGCCAATATACCAAGCAGGAAAGAGTTTAGAGCAGATAACAGACTTGGAAGACCGTGGTGGAAGAAATACCATCAGCCGTTTTACTTCACCAGCCTCTAATTCCTTTAATTTATCTGATATAACTTCAATATGTCTACCCATTCTCCAATCGGAGACAAGCATAGGAGCTATTCTTCTTACAAATGTAAGAAAATCATCTCTGGATTCTTGATCTACTTTATTATCTAACAATCCTTTTAAGTTTATAAAGGGTTGTAGGTACTCATTAGTACTTTCTAGTAATTCCATAGTACTATTATACACTATAAAGTTCTCCAATGCAACTATTAAAATAAAATAAATATAAATAAAATATATTGAAGTAACTTTAAAGTAACTTTATAGCCGTCGATTGGTTTTTGAAGATAAGTCCGTAATTTTTTAAAAATATTTGGCAGTGCTGTTTTATATATATATGGGCGAGGCCAAATTTTTTCCCCGCCCCCTACATTGGTGATTGCCCAACAGTACCATATCGGAACTATTGAGTCCCCAATTGTTGATTGCCCAATTGTTTTGTAGTCAATTGTTTAGTTATCCATTGTTTATCGTCCACCTTGTCGCTGCTAGGGCTTTGCCAAGTCTAACAATGTTAGCCAAGGCTAAGTTTTATAACACTTTGCAACATTTATAGCCTTGGCTGATTTGATTAGTACTGGCTAACAATGACGAGGCATGGGACGATCCACCATGTATGGAACTTTATGTCCAAAATAGTGCAAACAACGCAATAATGTTTCACGATTAGCGGTATAATTCCCAATCCATGTATGCGACACTCTTACATGCTCTTTCGATACGACCCAGACAAAATGGGTGCGGGGCATCGAGCCAACTGGTGGTATTCCCCAGAATACTTTACGAATGGCAGTATCTAAGCGGATCGATGCCTTTGGGCTTATCGATCTTGATCACCTAGTGTACCGGCGCAGGAGATAGCCTTTGTGGTACGGGATTTTGACGGGATAGGCCGTCGCTATTACCACCACATTCATGCGTTGAAATAAACCGGGCATTCAGGATTGTATCCTGTTAGCGCACTCAGCGCACTCTATTGCGTTTTGTTTTGTCGGGCTGTTCACTAGTCGTTAAACAGAACACGGCAGGAGGGATAGCGGTCAGGATTATGGCGAAGGTTAGTAGTCACCTTTCACGGCACCGGAAACCTACAGCAAGACATTCCAAAACAAGATAGAGATAGAGACACCGGCCCCAAAAGGGCTAGCGAGTTGTCAAGCTCGCCTGTCTCTCTAAAACTGGATTATTAAACTATGTAATG